TCCTCCCATCGCTTGCCATTGAGGTAGGTGGAAGGATGGGGAATGAATTGAGCAGGCGTTTCGGAGTATAGTCGTTGGATGTTGGTGACCGCCAGTTCTTGTTCGGTCTTGGTTAGGCGTAGGAAGGAACGCTTGGCTCTTGCCTTGTCGGTCTTGCGAGGGTATGTTGTCCAAAATTGGTCAAACCTCTGCTCATTCTCATTGTCCTTTTCATTCTCCTTTTCATTCACATTATCATTTACATTATCATTTACATTATACATTAGGTTAGGTGATGGTTCGGGTATGGATAGGCTTTGGTTAGCCTTTGGTTTCCCACCACGCAAACCAGCCTCGTATTTACGCTGATTAGCAGCGATTTGCGGTTTTATGGCTTCCCACACTGCTTGTGAGTAACGTGTGAGTTCAGGCTCAACTTGGTCGAGTGCGTACGCAATTATTGCGTGATAGACCTCCAGTTGCTCACTTGCTTCGAGGTGCTGGATGCTGCGTTGGAAGGAGCGGTAGAATACGAATGAATCTCTCATGAGCCGTGATTTATAGCAACGATGCACTCTTGAGGTATGTCCTTAAATTCCGTGTACATGAACTTCTGCCTATGACTGGCCACTTGATTTTGATTATATCTGCATGGAATCCTGCCTTGTGCATGGAGCATTTTATACCTTGCGAGGTCAATAAGACAATACCGTAAGCATTCGGTATAGTCAGCGTTTACATAACCAACAAAGTATAATTGAGCGGTGCAGGTGTAGTAATTGCCAAGTGAACCGCTGTTTTTTTCGGTTTCAAATGTAACCGTATTGAATGAAGTGGTAAGGCACTTTTCTTGCAGGGTAAGCCTTGCGTTGTTCTCAAGGGTTATAATTACATCAATACCTTCCCGATAGTCATAGGTAGCCAATAGGTCGGTTTTGTTTACCTCGGTTATTACCTCTCCCTCGCATATTGGAAGAATTGAACGGTAGATGCTATTGAATAGCGATTCGGATTTCTTGCTATTATCAATTCTCTCGGCAAAATCACGACCAATATTTAAGTCGTTGACAATCTGGATTCTCTCTATACCAAGCATGGCTCAATTCCAGTTAAAGCGTAAAACCTGCTTAATATCACATTACCATATTGAGGCACAATCTCAAAAGCTATACATTCCCTGTTGGTCTTTTCGCAAGCAAGAAGTGTCGAACCACTGCCACAAAATGGGTCAAGGACAATGTCATCCTCAAGCGTTAACGCCTTAATCACATCCATCATAAGTAGGACAGGCTTCTGCGTTGGATGAAACCGTTGGTCACCATTACCAGATAACGAATCGGCATTGATTGCCCCACCGTGTTGCACCCTTATCATTATGCTTGACTTTGTTGTATTGGCTGATTGAAACCAAGCAAGCTCAAATGGGCTTCCAAGCATCGCATCGGCTGCTTCGGTCAATCGCTTGTCCCACACAATCCACCCACCGACAGGCAGAGATGGCGAGTAATAGTTCGCCCCAAATAGGCAGACGTTGGTAAAGTGCAAGAATGGCTCCGGGTCAAACTGCTGGTCATCGCCAATTATTTTCTCGTGCTTGGTCTTGTTAGTATTGCATGTGTAATCCGGGTCATAATCAATACCATAGGGAGGGTCGGTGATGCACGCATCCGCATACTCATCCTGATAATCAAAGTAATTCCCAATAGTTAATCGATGCCGACCTAACTGCCACGTCTGCCCAAGTTGACAGTTGTATGCTTCAGGGCTGGCCATGTTAACCTTGACCTCTTCTTCCTGAATAATTAGTCGTTCCTGTAATCGGTTCTCTGCTTCCACTCGTTTCTCTTCCTTCTTAATTTCCTTGTACGCCTGATTGATACTGACCTCGCCAGTGCGTAGTTGTTCCTTGACCTCATCGCTGGCCTTGGCTTGCAGGACCTTGACCTTGGCGATGGTGTCGTGGCTGACGTTGGCAATCTTGGCAAGTTCTTTTTTGGTGTCTATATTTTGTTTGTCAGATTTCTGACAAACAGATTCAGGCTTTCTAATTTGATTCGCCTTCGCCTTATCTCTAAACACCTGCTCCAATTCCAAGGCCAGCACGCTCCGCTGAAATGCTTGCAGGTTACGCCTTCCGAATTGGTTGCGTATCATCCATTCCTTGCACTCGTTAAGGTTAGCGAATTCCATCGCCTTAGTGGTGAACGGTATGCCGAACTCCTGTGCAATGGCATAGCGGTTATGTCCATCCACAATCGTTCCATCCCAAGTCAGGATGGCCTCTCGGATGCCTTCGGCAAGGATGTTGTCGGTAAGCTGCTGGTATTCCTCTGCCGTTAGCGGAGGAATCAGTGCTTGAAGTTCAGTGTTGATTTTTAGCTGTTGCATAGTAAGTTAATTAGGTGGTTAAAAAAAATACCCCCGACTGATTGAGGCAGCCGAGGGTAGGGGCGTATGAGAACCCTTTATCGGTAGTACCGTGTGGCCTCAATTACACACGGACTGACGCACAAAGATAAGCCTAAAACGGCATATCACCGTCTTGGGGTGCAAAATTTCCTGCGCTGGTCTGCTGTTGGATCGGCTCTACTTTACCGCTGATGAACCGCTTGCCGTTGGATTCCTTGACCCACCCAGACAGGCGCATCTTGGTTCCATCGGGGAGGATAACGTCGCCCCGGTAATCGGGGCGCTTTGGGTTGTCGCCTTTGTCGTTGACGAACAGGGAGAAGGTGTTGGGTTGTGGGGTGTAGTTGCTCATGGTTGGGGGGTTTGGGGTTTAGTAAGATAATGTATTTTAATATTAATAAATCCATTTAGGCAACTCAATCCAATGCGTAACCTCGTAAAGTTCCCATGAATTGTAATCGTTGCACCAAAGAATCTTTATGTCAGTTTTTTCAAGTTGTGCAATAGCCTTTGTCCCATCTCGAGTGCATATTATTACTGGCACGTTTTGGTCGGGAAGATTAAGACATTTCTTCCATTTCTTTGATTCTTCAATAAATTTGGTTTCGCATGCACTTGCCATAGTTTAGGGTTTTGAGGTTTGGATTTGGTTGGGTTGGGGTGTGTAGTTCATGGTTTTTTTAGGTTAAGTTAAGCAAAAGGATCTTTAAGTGGAATCAAGTGCTGGAGGTCGTTGTTCTTCTTGGGGTCAAACCAGTAGTAGCAACGATGCGAGTAGAGGTGTCCTGTGGCTCGCAGATCATCGATAATGCGATAGGTGATACGAATGTGCATCCCAAGGGCTTCGGCTAACTGTGTGGCTTTATACGGCTTCTCAAGCAACATCATAGCTGCCTGCACTCCAGCGACTCGACCAATCTTTTGGATGCCTTTCTTTTTCTTGGGTGGAATCTTAACGCCCATATTACTTGAAACTAACTGCGATGGATGACTTGGTTCCCTTGGCCGTGCAGACAGGAATCTGCTCGCCCGTTGTTTCGTCAAAGATAGCGGTCTTGCCTGCTTGCCTGAACGCAATCTTGAGCAGTTCCTCCCTGGCCTTCAACTGGGCCTTGATGTCTGCGTACACGGCATCTTCTTCGTAATTTGGGGTGAGGCTTCCTTCCTTGAGCGTTACCTCCGCACCGAAAGCTTGGAAGGTCTTGCCGTGCTTGCTGGCTTCATCGGCTACGGTCTGCTCGGTTTGCTTGATTGCCACCTCACAGGCCTTGACAATGGCCTTCAGCTTGATATGAGCCTCGATGGGATTGACCTCGCCATCGTTGATGCGGTCGGTCAGTTGCTGGGCGATTTGGGCGATTTCTGCCTTGCAGATGTCAGCCTTGGGGATGGTTATGATGGGCAGGTAAGTCATGGCTTGGATTTGAAGGTTTGGAAAATTTCTGAAAATGCGCCTGACCAATGTGCATCCAGTGCGTTGCCGAGTAGAACGCACTCGGCCAAGGTCAGTTGGATGGCAAAGGATTTGTCAGTCAAAGCTTTGACCAGTTCCTCGCCAATGGTCGGGTAGGTGGCCTTAAAGTCCAATAGTTGCTTGAACTCCGCTGCGTTCATTTGTTGTAGTAAGTTCATAGCTTACCCTCCTTCAATTTAGATTGGAAGAATGCGATGCCCTTGCGGTAACGGTCAGGTGTCATCTTGCTATGGTCCTGGTACTTCCATTGCTCATCTTTCGGCATCTGCTCGACAAGTGCCACGAAGTCAGCCTTAAGGGTGGCCATCTCGATGTCATCGAATGCAGGAACCAGTCCAAGGCGGTCGGTCAGGTCATCCATATTTGCCTGCTGGGCGATAGCCATGGATACCTCGTTGGCGGATGCAATGGATGTTTCGATGCCGATACCCAAGGCAGCCAAGGCACGACCGA